GGCAGGATTTAAACCTTCATCTACTGCAGAATTAAAGTCGGCCAGTGCTTTCTTGTTCGCCTCAACCCATGTAGCTTGCGAGATAAGATTCTTTTCGAGCAGCTCGTCATACCGTTCCATGCTGTCAAATAATTGATCCTGCGGTGTGATCATTGCCTTGGTCAATTGCGCAGCTTCGGCCAGTAGCTTATTGTACGCGGACATCGGCCCGGTCATTTCTTCAAACTTCGCCTTCACACTGCTTAACTTTTCTGGCAGGGCGTCATCGCCAACAATGGCGGGAGATATTAACTGTCCGGCATCAAACTGGACCTCACTCAACCGGGCATAAGCTGTTTTTAATTCCCCTTCATATTCATCTATCCGGCGCTGCAGGACTTCAGGGGACGGGAGCCCAAGAGCAACCAGGAAATCTTGTGCGGAATTACCAGCCTCTGCTTTTAGCGCCTGATCAAGTCGTGCTTTAGACGACTGAATCTTACCAAGCAGGTCACTGATTTCTGCCTCAATAGCATTGGCATTCGTGCTGGTCTTGATATCAAAAAATGCCCGGTTTGCAATGCGTGATAATTCGAGAAAAGCATTTGCTGTCTTTATAATGACAGGCGAGAGATTCAATAAAGACTCGGCAACCTGCACACTGATAACCCTGCCCAACTTTGCCAACTGGTCTTTGGCTTCAACAGCCGTTGCAATCAACGCATCATCAAGAACGATACCAAGGTCCAGTGCTTCTTGACGCAGTTCATTAACTCCGGCAGTGCCTTGTTTCAGTAATAGGGCCAACTTTGGACCGGCATCATCACCGAATAACTCAGCCGCATATGCAGATATTTGTGCTTGAGATTCAACGCCTTCCATTGCCTTGACGACATCATTAAACACCGCCTCAGTACCACGGAACTTTCCTTCCGTGTCCTAGACAGCAATGCCCAGTTGCTCCATTGCTTTCGCCGCAGGGCCGGACTCATCATTAGCTAGCTTGCCCAGACGACGACCGAACCGCCTGAACCCTTCATCAACTTCCTTTGTTGTCAGCCCTAACTGATCGCCAGCGAACCTGAGTTCCTGAAGTGTCGTAGCGGCAAGCCCTGACACCTGTGCAGCCTTGTCTACAGAGTCAGCATAATCAAGCGCGTTCCTTGTAGCAGCAACAAATATGCCAGTTCCAATAGCACTAAAGGCGAGCTTTGCTGCTGTTCCAAACTTCTTTAATGACTTGGATGCGTTGCGCTCGAATTTATGCACGTCACGTTGCGACTTCTCTAACTGTCTGGTCAGCTTGGCATTTTCAGCCTCCATCCTGACTGTTAGTCGTGCGATATCAACCATTATTTAACCGCCTTTTCAATAGCAACTTTCAGATTGTCTCTGAATGAATTAACCATCTTCCTTTCGCTTGCAATAAAGATTGTTTCAAACCACGGACGTTTCCTTAATACATAAGGTTTCATCTTGATATGACGGCGCCTATACCCTACATGCCCTCGCGCCTTGATGTTGGTCTGCTGCCTGCGTCTAGAAATGGTATGCGGTCCCTGATCAAGCATGATGGCATAAAACGCTTCCTTCCTTACGCCTATGGCAATAGATAACTTTCCTTGGTTTATATACTTCTTCCCCATGATTCGCCTAATAGACCGTTTTGCAAATCCTGGAGAAACCAATCGCTTACGATAAGTCCTGTGCATCTCTGAGCCAACAGGAACAGTCGCCTTCATTAACCGGAAGACTGGACCAGTGGATTTAAATATTGCAGCGCGTAACGTCTTGATACCCGTTGCCCGATCAAGCCTTTCCAGTTTTCTATTTAATTCCTTAACACCGATCAGCGAACTATCCGCCATGCTTCAGTCTCTCATTGTCACGGATAGCAACCAGACGACAGATAAACTCATCCACATCAATCACTCCAAAGTATTCAACGACAAAAGGAATCCCTGACCAATCAATACCGCCCATCATATTCCAGGCTTGAATCGCTATGTGTTCTTCACTGGTCGCTGACCTGCGGCCCGGTAAACTTTCAGCCTCAAGCCAGCTCGTTAGTTTTTTGCCGCTTCCTCGCGCTTGTCAACATGACTGGAAAACGCTTCCATAACAGCAGCATAGATGGGCACCCAGAACTGTGGACTATCCGCACACCATTCACGCCATAACGACAAGTCAAACTCGACAACATCTGACGTTCCAGATTGAACTAACCTGGCCTCGGTAACGCCCTCCCAGCCCACCACAAACTCACTGGCAATGTATTCAGGATTCTGGTGATTCCCGTCCCTGAATAACTGCGCCGCCTCTGAATCCGTAGGTCTGCGGATAGTGAATTTATAATCGTCAACAGCAACGATAGACTGACGCGCCTTGCGCATCTGGGAAATCAAACTCATGAGGCGTAGTCGATCACATCTTTAACGGGCGTGAAGGCGATAGATGATGTGGCAACACCATTCTGCTGCAGGTCAAAACCAGACCCACCGGATACGTTAGCATTGAACACCGTATACTGACCGCCGGCCCAGTTCACCCGAAAAACCCGTGTTTCATTAGCCTTGGTTGCAGTCTTGATTTCAACCACACCCGCATTCAACGGATCATAGATACCGGCAATCGTGCCATCAGGACTCTCGGGAAGACCGTAAGTATTCTGTTTGGTCTTGTCGATCAGCGTAGTAATGTCGATCTTGTTCGGCGCAGGATCCGGCATGGAAATATTCTGCGCACCTGCCAGGGTATGCCACGCATCAACAATGGCCACCGTCCCTGCAGTAAATGTGCTGTAATCAGATGCATCAAGTGATTCCATTTCGAATGTATCACCCGTCACATTAGCCACTCGAACCGCCTGCCCATCTAGCTCAACCATTCCAGCCGATACAGTGAATACAACAATATCACCCGCCACTACGACAATCGGGCTGTCTGTGATTGTTACCACGCCCGGGCTTGCCTTCGTAATACCGGAAACCGTCAAGGCTGTGGCCTTGGTGCTTTCCACCTGTACACTCATGTTCGTGCCAATTCTTGCCATCTCAATTTCTCCGCATTAAAAGGTTAGGTATGCCAAAACCCGTAATAAACTGGCTCCATAAAGTCATCCGTCAGTGGAACATATTCCTCGCCTGGTGATGATGTCTTGTAATAATCCATGCTGGTAGTAGACATTCGTGCCTTCACATCATCTGCAAGGTCTAGCGCTTCTTGATAATCGTCCGCATAACATTCAAAGGCGACTATCGAATTAATCAAATCTTCTGAATTGTTTAATGTGCTGATTGGCTCTTTGCTGAATATCCGATAGATAACAAACGGCAGTTCGGCATCGGCAGGCGCCGCCTGCGGGTAAACCTTACCCCCTGCTATTTCAGGCGACCCTGACATCAGGGCAATAATGTCACTCTGTAAACTCATTCTTCACGCAGCCCTTCATTGCACAATAATTGCAGTATTTTGTTTTCTTCGTTCTTGTTAATTGGTGGACCCACCATTACAAATATCCGCGCACCGAAAAGCACCCGCCACGCATGATCCATAGAGGCAAGTGCCGAGTCATAGCGTATTAAAATCCTGTGAGTAATGCTGCCCTGTTCCTGGCTGATCGCATATCGCTGATTGGCCGTTAATGGTTCAATGGCAGCACTGACATCAGTCAATACAGATGTCCATGTAGTCACCCGTTCACCAACAGAATTCCTGGACCCAGCAGGAGATTGAATAGTAATCTTGTGCCGCATCCGATGCGCAACCGACTGTCCAGGCTTGCAGGTTCCGCAGTCATTCAGGAATGGCTTAAACACACTTGTTTCTCATGTGGTGAATAACCGCCCGGGCCGTTGCCTCGGTACATGGATCACTGTCATATAATGATTTTACATACAGTTTGATAGCTGTCTTTATAGACTCGGGCACGCCATTCCTTAAATCTTCAGGGCTTACGCTCACCACCTCATATCCAACCGTTAGCCTGATCTTGACCGCATTGGGTCTTGTTGTCAGGCTCGGCAGGGTATCAATCATGTCAATAAACCCGCACGGTGAGACGACATCAACATAGTAATCCGTGTTCTCAGTAAGCGTCTGCTCTGTAATAGGACTACTGGTATCGTCATACTTAACAGAATCAACCGACTGTATCGGCCACGACCCCAGCGCGATAACATACCCGGGCCAGGTGTCCATCGTAATCTCTATAACCTGCGTCATGAAATACAAATCCGTGTAATTCTCAGCCCAGATTCTTGCTGTTCTAATGTATCCGTCAATCAGATCATCATCGTCAACATTAGATATGCGAAGCACTTCTTTTACCTCGGCCAGCGTCACCGGCTCAATAGTCGGCTGGGTAATAACCGTAACGTTACTGATTACTCGATTTCTGTTTCTATTAGATACGCCCATAATTAACTTTCCAGTTTCTTCAGCTTGTCGATCATGCCCGCTATTCGCTGTTGAGCCATCGGCACATAATCAGGGTTAGCCAGCTCCGCCTTGTCCGACATATAGGGCAAGCCCATATCCACTGCCAGCCCCTGCATCTTGTGGGTGTTGCTGGCTGACATCGTAACGGGCTTGCCATAGTAAGCCGACACACAGACCCCGTGAAAACTGCCCGTCATTACACTGTTTGCCGCTGCAATAACCGGCACGACTTTTTCCTTGTCCTGTAAGGTAGCGACTGCCCGCTGGTATCCTGTGATCCCCTTGTAGACCGACATCTCCGGGTAGTGCTGCACACTGACAACACCTTGTCCATGTGTCGGTTTCAGGCCGGCAAGGTAGCGCGACGAGAACAGGACATCAGGAACCAGATCACACGGCACCTGCTTGGCTATCTCATCCCTGCTGGCACTCTCACGGGCGGCAATGTATTTAAAATGACTCAAGTCATCGTTGTTGTCCTCGTACACCGTGTTGATTAGTGCCGTCGGATAATTCTTTGCCAGCCAAACAAAGTCCGGTCGCCGGTCGTGATGATAAGACCCTTCACCATTAGCAATAACCAGATCAGCCTTTGCAAGCAATGCCTGGTCCGCCCGGTTAGCCAGCGCATCATCAAGCGAAACACTGCCGATAATGTCAAAGTCTGTTAGCAGGTCACGTAATGATTCCATGACCAACTGGCACCCGAAATGCGTCCGTCTAAATGCGTTAGTGGTGTCGTTATAAATAACAACCTTCACAGTATCGTTACGCCCAATGCTTCCATGTACGCTCGTTCCCGCCGGCCATCATGCGGTATGTGCTCGTTACTGCCTCGATACCATGTGTCCGATTTAAAGAAATCAAATCCTATACAAGACACATCACAGTCCCACAACTTGGATATGTAGTGCG